TTATCCGTCCTTTTGCTATTGCCACCGTTTAGGACTTTTATTCCTTCTCGGTCGAATTTTCAATGAACTTTAATCTATCTAACTTCTACTATAAGTATATATGATAAACGCTATATTGTCAAGTAGTTTTATAAACATAATTGCTTACCGACTAGTCGCTAGGATTGATTGATTTGTTAGATACGTTCCAACGTAGTGTATATAGGATTAATAGTCGCAGTCGCCACCAATCCTACTTATATATAGAAGGCAAGCGGGTTTGAGTATACGAGCAAAAAAGAGGGATTGGTGGATTATAGAGCAAACCACCAACCCCTTATTATTGAATATCTTTTATTTTCTAGGGCTGGCTAAAACGGAGGTAATAGCACAGCCCATTTTACGCAGAAAACCTATAATATATAGGCTCTGTTCTGAATACAAAGTTTACGCCTTTACCGTAGAAATTATCACTTCCGATATTCGCACATAACGGAACTTTTTTCGCCCATTTACCGCTTTCGATAAACTCGCCTGCAATTAATATACAAATATGTCCGTGAATCTCGCCTTTCTGTCCTGCAATTACCAAATCCAATTGATTCCAGTCCGAAACCTGTATTTTCTGCCATTTGTATTTTTCAAATTCCATAATATCTATGATTGTGTTTGCAACCCTACCGTCAAAAGCAAAATAGTTTAATTTATTCATAACTCCCGAAACAAAAGAATTACAATGTGTGGTTAAAGTGTTTTCTACCTTTTCCCATTTATCATATTCAGATTTAATAATTTCTGCGGTGTTCATTTTTCTTCCATTTTTTTTTCGCTTGTTTTCCAAATCTCCATTTGACAATCATTACACGAATATCCGATAAGGTTTCCATTATACCAAACTTCTCCAAAATGTTCCGTAATTTCTGGATTAAATGATTTTCCACACCTATCACACCCTATCCATAACATTATCGTTTCTTTTTTTCGAGCTTTAAAAGCCTGCTTTTTAATTCATTATTTTCTTTTATCATATCATTGATAATATCTGAATATAATTCCATTCTTGCTTTTAGGGCGGATATTTCTTCCTCAACCGCATATATCCTTTTTTCATGTTGTCGAATATTCATATCCGTACTTGATGAATATGAGAAATTTGGAACAGTATCTTCGTCTTGATATGTTGTTGTACTTCCAAAGCCACAAATAATTGTTAATAAGCTAATAAACAAAAATAATATAGCAACAAAAACAATTTGGGTTTTATTCATAGGCTACTCCATAATTAAAATATTACTAGAATTGGTTGCTGTTGAAGGTATCGCAGGTGCTGTATAATAATACAAACCTATATCGTATGCTCCCGCCGCCATATTTCTTCCAGCACCGTCAACTGCAACATTATCCCAATAAAAATCTGCGTCGCCATTCGGTTGCTGTTCTGCCCATGTTACACCAAAATCGCTTGATGTCCATATTCTACCGCCTGTATTACTTCCCGCAATTATAAAACTACCGTCTGAACTACAATCTATCATCCATGTATGACCTGTAAGCCCGTTTGGTTTTATTTCAATAAAATCAACTCCTGTATTTGTGGATTTCCATAAACTGGTAGCACCATTATTAACATAAATTACTGCACCATCACTACTACAACAAGATTCACTCCAATTTTGATTTGTATTTCCTAGCGGTCTGCGTTCAGTCCAATTCGTTCCCCCATTTGCAGAAGTCCATAATCTTGCATAACCCGCAACTAAAACCGAGCCGTCATTATCAGAAGCGGTTGTTTCCCAAGCAAAACTAGTATTTCCATTAGGTCGAGTTTCAGTCCAACTTGAACCGCTATCAACAGAAATCCATAATCTACCAACCGTTGTATCAAGCTGTCCGCAAATTAAATTTGAGCCGTCAGCGTCTGTTGATAAACATCTATATTGAGTGTCAGCATCTCCTTTGGGATAGGTTTGAGTCCAACTAACTCCCGAATCGGAAGATATCCATGCTCGGCTTGATATTGTTTGGGTAAATAAATTAGAGCCGTCAGAATCGCAGTAGGCATGAAAAAATTGACCGTTACTAAATGTTTTTGTATAGTTTGATGTAGCCGTTGTCGAGGACATATAAACAACGGTTGAAAATTTTGTTGTGATTAAAAATGAGCCGTCGCTATCTAAATCAAGTCCCGCCCAATTATTACCTGCCACTCTAGGAAGAAATAAATCCCAACCAGCTTGTGCTATTGAATATCCAAATAATAAAAATAAAATTAATAGATATTTTTTCATAATTAATCCCTTGTAATTGCGTATTTTATCATCAATCTGCCTACGTCGCCCGACACACTCGTTGGAACAAAAAATAATCCGTAATTAGCGGGTACTGTAAAATCATTAGCTGTGCCGCCAATCCAATCTGCCGTTGTCGCCGTAATATCGCCAGTCCAAATATCTGTACCAGCAGAATCGGGAGTAGCCATAGCACGCTGTTCAATCATTCCAATTACATTTGTACCGCCACTAATACGAATTGTTGCGGATGAAATTGTGTAAGCATAACTGCGAAACGGTGAAATTAATGTTGCACCAGTTCCTAGCAATACAGGCGAAGTAATACAAACGGCATAATCCTGCGGACTTATTTGTTTTACTCCGCCCATATAGGTATTTGTTGTTAAATATACAGGGTCATAAAAAGTAGCAGAGGTAGCGTCTATCGAAAAATCTGTATTCGTTCCATTAGTTTTAATATAAGTAGCTGTTGATAATGTAATCTCATTATTATGCACGACTAAATAGGTATATGTATCTCCCGCATTTGCTATGCGTAGTTTGGAAGTAGCATTATCATATTGCAAACGCATATTCAAGGTATCACCAAAATACAGCGGTGCACCACTCATCATTTTAGAGTAAGACGTACTAATTATCCCACCTCTGCCATACAAGGCATCATTAAATGAAGCGGATGAACTGTCTATACTAAAATCAATGGCACTTCCATTACCCTTGAAATATCCAGTACCAGTCATTGATATATATGTCGTTGCCGCTTCCGTCTTTTTTAAATATAAAGGCATATCAACCGACAAACTATCAGCCTCAAGCGTCTTTACATGAACAGTACCTGTTGAATAAAATATTACATTTTGCGTACAGGAAGCCAATCTTACGGTATATGTATCGCTTGTAATATTGAAATTACCCCGATAATAAATGTTGTTAGTTACATTTATCGTATCAGGTATTACAGTATAATGCTGTAAATCATAATAAGCGGAAAAACACAAACTCGGAATAAACATCAGCAACCCTAAAAATAATTTTTTCATAAATTCTCCTCAATACTTTATTATATATACAAGTGCTATATATTCAGGTAAAATAGTAATTGCTGTTCCGCTACCCACCGAGCCAGTAGCTCCGCCATGTGAATGTGCCGCATTTGCAAGCAAAGTATATGTATTACCCGCCGTACCACTATTACCGCCAGAAAACCCTGAACTTCCGCTACCGCCACCTTGTAATCCTACTTGATGTACGTGTGCGGATTCATTCGTAATTGAATGTTGATGTTGGTACATATTAGCGGTAGAAATTGTTAATGTTCCACCGCCAGTAGTAGCTAAAGCATAAGTAACAGATTTACCAATTGCAAACCGTTCTCGCATATCTGGTAGATTGAAAGTATTTATTCCGTCGCCAGCACCAAAAGTTTCAGCAATCAATGCGAATAAATCAGAATATACAATACGGCTAATAGTACTACCGTCGCATATTAACCATTCATCAGGTGCGGTTGTTTTACTCCACATTATTATAGAGCCGATAGGCATAATATCATCCCGCAATTTATTATATTCACTTGCCTTAAAATAATCTCCGTCTGCTACAATATAAGATTCCATTTTTAATACCTTATCATATACGCTAAAGCTAAATATTTTGGTAATACCGTAAATGCTGTTGTTGAGCCTTCATTATTTGTATTTCCTGTATGGTCGTGAGCACCATCCGAACTGGTATTTTGATAGGCACTCCATGTACTCGCAGAAGAGGTTACGAATATTGCCCTTACAGTTCCTAATGTTCTACCAGAAGCACTATCTGTTGTTCCTGTATAATGCGTATGATTGGATTGTGTCGCTATTGTATGATTATGTTCAGGAATATTTGCACTTACTAGAGTTTTTGAGCCAGAGCCTGTATCGCCTACTTCCGTATTATCAATAGCACCTCTAATAAAACTATCAGCTAAATTCGGCACATTAAATGTTGTTGAACCGTCGCCTACTCCAAAAGTAGTACCAATTATGTCAAATAAATCCGCATAGGTAGTCCTATCAATAGCTGAACCGTCGCATAATATCCAGCCAGTAGGTATTACTCCTGTTGTGAATAAAGAAATCAAACCCTGCGTACCCATTTCTTGTCTAACATTATTCATTTGTGAAGCCCAAAAAGTATCTCCCGAAGCCACATCTGAACTTAATCCGCTATTGATTATAAAATTTAATTTCTGATATGTTGGCGAAATATCAAGAGCGGTTGGCGAAGCCTGTCCGAAATTGCCAGTTACACCTCCGTGATTATGCGAGTATGTCGAAACAACAGAATATTGATAATATGTTTTTAAATCCAATTCTTCATCAACATAGGTTGTACCACCCGCCCAACCTGTTAATTTTGTGGTTACCGTGTGCGTATGAGATGTTCCTGTATCAACAATAACGTGAGTATGTGCTGGTAATTCTGCCTCTGCAATTGCGTGTGTATTCGCACCACCAGTAGTACCTAAATTATATGTTCCAGTCTTTACTCCAAGAATATATTTATCCGTACAATCTGGTAAATTAAATGTGGTTAATCCATCACCCGCTCCGAAAGTATCGCCTATTAAGGCATATAATGTAGCGTATGTTGTCCGTGATACTTCCGAGCCGTCGCAAATCAACCAACCAGTCGGCGGATAAAAAAATGAGCCAGCCCAACCCACAATTGCACCTACAGGCAATATATCTTTCCTTAAATTGTTATATTGCGAATCAATTATGTCGTCGCCTGCTGAAACGTCGCTTGAATACATTAATTCACCTTTGGCATTTCAATAAAATTAAGAATATCTGGCTTTCCAATCTGTATAGCATTGTTAAACCAAACTATACAATCTTGCTTGTCAAAATCAGGAATCATTTTAATTACATTTTGAGCCTGTTTTGAAAAATCTGTTTTCAATAATTTGTCATATTTCTGTATTGATGTAGTATTCCACCTTTCCTTTTCCTCGATATACTGCAAAACATTATTGCTACCTATAAGCAACACAAGGTTTTCAATCCATTTTTCAAATTCTTCCAAGTTAAAATCTTTTAGCAATTTAATTAATTCTGTCGCCTCTGCGTTATACCTTAATTTCATAAATCCTCCGTTTATGATATAGAAATTTCAATCTCTACTGTTAATGTTTCTGTATTTACCTTCGTAAAAGGCACATCAAAAGAAATATGTTCAAACATTGTACCTGTGTCAGCGGAAGCCGTAGCGTCCTCGCCAAATAAAGCCCATTGTGTAATATCGCCGTTTCCTTCCGTAGTGGTAAAAAACACCTCAATAGTTAAGGTTGTACCCGATACAGTAGTTACACTTATAGCCTTTCTTCCAATCTCATTTTCCATAATCGTATCTGCTATTGTAGGAGTAACATTACCACTACCAACCGCACCATAGGTAATCATACCTTCATTTGTTTTTGTGCCTTCATTACCTAATCGTCTTAAAATAGCGGTTAAAGCAACCGTTGGAATTAAATTCTTTTGCCAGCCAGAATCAAATTTAACCTCTTTTGTTTTTTCATCTCGTAAAATAGCCCTTACTTTACCGCTAATTGTAATAAAATCTTTCATAATCTTAACCCCATTGAGCAACTCCATATCGCCCTTTCCCAACCGTAGTTTCGCCGTCATCACTCCATTTGTACGGATTTGTGGTTGGATTTCTTGTAGAATAAGTCGGTGCTATATCTGATAAAGCTACGGAATCGCCAGTAAATAATTTTAATGTGTCTAATATTTCATCAGTCCTTTCAAAAATCTTTTTTCCGTTGTCAAATAAATAAAGCAAAAAATCTGTTAATCCTTTTAGTTTGGAGGCAAAAGTAATTTCATATTCCAGTAAACCCATTCCCAATGAATTTATTGTTACAGAACGGATTAAATATTGCGAATTAATATTACGGCTAGGTATATTTACCGTCAATAATTGTCCCGACCTATAACCAGATTGAATCGTTGAAAATGAACCCTCTATTAAGGGATTGGAATATTGTGTCAACTCCGCTAAAGCCCGCTGTCTTGCCGCCTCTTTTGTTTCAATAGTATCATCAACAATTATTTCGCCTTCGTATATTCCGTCCCCGCCCTCATAAGATTTCATTAATGCAATACTTGTATTATCTTCCGCTTGAACAAAAATAGGAATTTTATATTTATAAGTAATCATTATTTTATGTCCCGCCGTCAATACGGCGTGGTCTAGGTTTTTTATTATTTTTTCCGATTGGTTAATTACAAAATCAACTCCAGCCTCGTCTATATTATCTATGCCCAAAGTATGTGCGACATACGCACCGCCTGTACTAACATAAACCGAAATAGGAGTAAAAGGCTCATATTTCAAATTAAATGATAATTGTGTTCCGTCAGCAACTTGCTCTTCGGTAAATAAATCGCTGAATTGATAACCGCCTCGTACTACTTGCTTATTGCGTAAGGAAGTTTTATCTATTGAAATTTCAAGTCCTCTATACTCACCGTCGCTGATATTATCTGTCAATCTATAAGGTGCAACATTGGTAATAGGCGAAAAAAAGTGTACCTGTTTATTATAATCTACATACCAATCATAACCAATCAATTCAGCTATTTCTGTTATACAAACATCAGGAAACATATAGTTAAAGGATATATAATTAATTAAAACCCCGTCGTCCACGTAGAATGTACCTAGTGTTTTACCCCAATTCTGTACTAAATCCCTAACAATATCGCCCGCCAATTGACTTGTATAGCTGTCGGCAACCAAATTCCGTTGCAAATCAGATGTATAATCCGTACAGGTTATTGAATAAATATATTTTCTTTTGCTGAATTGTACTTGCGGTGCTTCCGATATTCTGCCAGCAAAAATTAATGTCGGTATACTTGCAATAGTTTCCCTATAAAATATATGTACTTCCTGTCCTATTTGTGGCTTATCTGTCGCAACAATAGATTCATCAATAAAACTGAATGAACAGGTGTTTACCTCTTGCGTTAAAATATCCTCAATTGAAAGTGAGTTTGATTCTATATAATCAGTTTTATCAATACCATTTATTAGTACGGTTATATCCTTAAAAGAAATAAAATTTAATCCGCTTGCAAAAGGAATCCAATCGCTTCCTAACCTAAAATATACCGACATTGTACTGGGTTTAATCCAAATACAACCAGTATATACGGATGTGGGAGTTTCTTCACTAATTATTCTTGCGTCCATATAATTTATTCAGCCGTTCAATATTTTCCTTATGATTTATCAGCATTTTCTGAAACAATTCCAATGCCTGTTTGTGATTTGCCAATGCGTCATACATGGTTTTCTGGTCAATTTGAATTTGTGTTATTTTTGATGAAATATTTCTATACTTTGTTAAAAAAAAACTCAAAACAAAAAATATAATTAAAATTATACCCACAATCCAATAAACATATTTTTTAAGCAATAGGAACATATATTCCTCCGATATACATATACGCTTGCAAAATACTTTCCTTAATCCAAATCCAACCTAACTGTGCAATACCAGTAGGCACATTTTCTTGAATAATTACATTTATATAATGTGTATCAGCGTCAGTTTCTGTAATAAAATTACCACCGCCAACTAATTCTATCCAACTACCTAAATAAATATATGCTTGATAAGTAACAGAGAAGAGGGGTTTAACCCAAATATCGCCTAATTTTTTTACAGTAGGTTCTACTGTATTTGTTGTTATTGTCCTATAATAAATTGCCATTATACCTTGCGATTCCTTTTAACACGGTTATATATTTCGTTTCCAACAATTTCGCCCATCTTTTTTGCCTCTTGCCTTGTAGAAATTGGAGGAACTGTTACATAAATATTTCCACCACCACCCGAATTGCCCATAGCTTGCTGTAAAGCATTACTTAATGCTGTTATGGTGTTTGGATGTGTTAAAGGTAACGCAACTTCTGTGCCTGCTTCACCGAATACTGCCGCTGTTGCGGTATTAACCATACCGCCTTTGGCAAATCGCTGTGCTGAAATTGTCGCCACTTGAGCCATACCCGCCGCAACAACCAGAGCCGCCATAACAGCACCTAATAAAAAACCGCCTTGTGCAAATGCCTTTGTTGCACCAACGGCGGTATTTGCAATAGCTTCGGCAATCAAAAACGGTTTCATTCTCTGTCTTGCCTTGCGTTCAGCCTCTTCTGCTTGTGTTTTTATGTTTTGTACCCTATCCGCATGGGTTTGCTCTAATTGGGATAACTGTCGTTCCTGTTCAGTTTTATCAAGCACATTTTGTAAAATATACTGCCTTTTAGCTTGATAATCCGCATTTTCAGCGTTTAATGAAGCATTCATTTTGTTTTGAATACCCTGTATCTGATAATCATTCATAGCACCAAAAGTGGTAGACAACTGGGTGGTTAATAATACCGTATTTTCTAAATCTTTTATTCTTGCTTCCTCGTCTTTGGCTTGTTTGTTTACACGCAACTCATTAGTTTTCATATCCTGAATGATTGCGTCCTCTGTTTTCTTTTTTGCTGTTTCTTCCGATTTCCTTTGTATTTCATCCTGCATTAATTTTTCGCTGTTGCTTAATGTTTTATTGTCTTTTTTCTTATTGGCATTATATTTATCTTCTGCCTTTGCTTGTGCAACGAGATTTCTGATAGCATTGTCAGCCGCTTTTTCCATAACCTTGTCGCCATCAATCATGGCTTGCTTACGCATACCCATTAAACCCAATAATTTTTCCTGTTGTTTACTTTCCTCGATATAACTTGATTTGTTTTCCTGAATTTTACCGTTCATTTTGTCATATAAATCTATTAAGTCGTTAACTCCAGTTATAAATTTTGTCAAAGCAGGCAATATTTTAACGCCTATTGATTCATAAAGCTCATCAATATTATTTTTGAAGGTTTGCATTTGTCCCGCATAAGTTTTAGCGTCATTCTGTGCAGTACCTCCAAATCTGGTATTCAATTGCGTCATTACTGATTCAAATTTTTTGGTATCGGATGTATTTTTATCAATAACAATTCCATATCTTGTCATCGTTCCAGTTTCACCAAGAAATGCTTTCCCGACAAGGTTGGAAGCGGTTACCAAGTCTATGCCTTTTGCTTTGGCAAAATCAAGCGTGGTTTTTAT